TGCCCGGCGTGCGATCGGGCCAGCAATTTTTTCGAGCAAATACCTTGACATATGTGAAAAATTATTTTATAATATACATATAATGAAGCAAAACTTCAAAAGGAGATTAAATATGATTACTGACCCTAAAATTACATTTGACTATGACCCCGAGCTGCACCGAACGACGTGCACACGGTTGGTCCACAATAAAATCTATGTTGGCACGGCTCAATGCCACCCGCATGATTACGATTTTGAGAATAAGCTAACTGGCCAGCATTACGCCTATACGCGGTCTATGCTAAAAGAGATGTGCGATCGGCGTGATGAATACAAAATTCAATTAAAAACACTAAAACATCTATATAATATATTTGAACAGAATTGTGGGGACTGTTCATCTAGTGAGTGTTACTATCTGCGTAAACAGATGCAATATGTACAACGTGATATTGATGAAATGAAGTTTTTAATTCGGAGTACAAGAAATGACCTTCGAACAACTATCTCAGAAAAAGATCGACTTTATTCCAAACTCAGGGAATCGCGAGCAAGTTCTGACAATTAATTTCATTATTAACGGTCTTTGTCATGAAGATCGTTGGGAAGTATTCTTCCATCACGTTGTAAAAGATCACATTTGGGTACATTGGCCCACAATTTATCCTTGGTTAAAAAATATGCCGCTCAGAGGAAACGAATTTTGGCTTGCTCGTGAATTTATAAATTTGTGGGAACAAGATGTTATTCGTTCCTTACCCGAAGATTGTGGTGATGCTGAACTCCCAGCAATACTTGCGTTTAAGGAAAAATATGCACCAAAGATTCAAGTAATCGTTGGTACTGTGGATGAGTGGCTACAATTACGTCAAAAACTTCCATTGGAAGATATGGCGTTTTAAAGGAGGAATTTATGTTAGAAGACTTAACTTCATTATTGGATACTACAGCTATTGATCCAGCAACTTATTAGTACTTTACTCAACTTTTCAATAATCGCACTATTATCTTTAATCAAGAAGTAGATGAAAGAATTTTTGAACGAGTTGTTATTCCTTTAATGGATTTTGAAAAGGACAGTAGCAATGATCCTGTTACTTTAATTTTAGCAACAGTAGGAGGATCAATTAGTGATGGATTCATTCTTTGTAATATTATAGATCAATATACCAAACCATTGAATGTTATAGTTCTTGGTTATGCTGCAAGTATGGGCACAATTATACTTGCGGCCGGTGCGCATAATCCTAATGTAACAAGAAAATGTTATCCATACTCATATGCCTTACTTCACGCTGGAAGTACGTGCTTCAGTGGTGAATCTCTTTCTGTTGAAGACGCTATGGCATTTAACAAAAGAGTTGATAGCAAAGTTCGTGAATTTATTACCTCCCATACTAAAGTGACACCAGAAGAATATGAGAGCCATGAGCGCAAACAATGGTTCTTTGATGCGGAAGATATGCTCAAATACGGATTTGTAGATGAGATTATCGGTGGAACAGATAGTAAGGGTGATGACAGCGTTGAAGACAGTTAAGTTTTTCGATACAAGTGCTTTATTGGCAGGATTTAAATTAAACCAAGAAGATATAAATTATATAAGCACAATAGTTTTTTCAGAATTAGAGAATATTAAAACATCTTATCAAAAAGATGAAACAGTTAAATATAAAGCACGAGTTTTAATTCGTTATTTAATGGATCATTAGGATCTATGGATTGAACCAAAGAGTAATTGGAGGAAGATAAATAGATTACTAAAACATTCTCCGGAATTATAGGATAATAACGATAGTAAATTAATTTGTGAAGCTGTATTATTAGCACGCAAGAATAAAGAAAGGATTGAATTTGTAACCGCGGACTCATCCCAATTTTTCCTTGCGTGTAAATTTATAGATTAGATCAATCCAGAATACTATAAAGATATGGCTCACAAAGAAGGACTCTGGAAAGGATTTAAAGATATTGACTTTGGATCCGATGAATAGGCATTAGCTGACTATTATGAACATCCCGAGACCAACACTCTTGGCTTGGAGATTAACGAATATGCAGCTCTAAAACTGAATAATGAAATTGTTGATTTAGTAAAATGGGACGGTAATAAAAATGAAGTGATAAAATACAAGAACCAAAATAGTGATTATTTTGGGTAGGTTAAACCCCTTAATGATCAATAGCGTATGTTGTTTGATTTATTATAGAATAGAAATATTCCAGTTAAAACAATCAGAGGACAATTCGGTTCTGGTAAAACATTTTTAGCACTGGTACATGCAATGAATTATGTCAAATGGCACACATTCGATAAAATCGTATATGTAAGAAATAATGTTGAAGTCGCAGGTTCTCAAAAACTTGGGGCTTTACCGGGAGAGCAAGACGAGAAACTTATGCCATGGTTAATGCCGCTGGCGGATCACTTGGGAGGTCCTGACGCGCTTATCCAAGCAATAGATAACGGAGAAATTGAGCCAGTCCACTTAGGATATTTGCGCGGACGTAATTTTCAACATAGTATTATTTTTGTAGATGAAGCAGAAAATCTTACAACTGATAATGTTAAGTTAATAATTGCCCGTGCAGAAAAAGATAGTGAAGTATGGTTCTTAGGTGATGAATCACAGACAGACTCCGATATATTCAGAAAGAATAGCGGAATTGCTTCATTATTAAATAGTTTGCAAGGTGAACCTTTATTTGGCGCTATTGAACTTCAAAAATCAGAACGAAGTGAAGTCGCCCAACTTGCAGCTAAAATTCATGGGGAGAGTTAAAACTCTCCCTTTTCTTTTACTGTAGCTAACAAGAACTTTGCAAATTAAAATTTTTTATGATATAATATATGTAGAAAATGAAAGGATTATATTTATGAAAAAGTTTAGTATTCCTGGCTATTTTAGATATTTTAATGAATTAAAAGCACTCATCGAAACCTATAAAGATAATCCCGAATATTTCTATGAGGATAGATGTATAGATAGCTCTTATGATTTTCCTGGCGGTTTAATCTGGAATGGTGGCCGCACTCAATGGAATTTTGGTTATAATCCATATGATGTAGATAATATTATGCAATATTATTTCAATGAAACAGATATTAATCTAAATCATACTTGTACTAATTTATTAATTGATTATGGCTTAGCACAAGATTGGTTATGTAATAATTTTTTACATTTATATTATCGAGAGCAAGATTCTGTGATTGTTGCTTCAAAAGCCTTATTTGATCATTTGACACAAACGTATCCTAATATGAAATTAATTTATTCTACAACAGTGGGAATTATTGATCCTATTAAAGTAAATGAAATTACAGCACAAGGCATGATTTACGTAGTAAATTATAAAAAAAATAATAATAATGAGTATTTAAAAAAATTGAGTCACCCTGAGCAATTAGAAGTAATTTGCGCAGAGCCATGTAATTTTAATTGCACAGAACGTAGAAAACATTACGAAGCAATTAGTGAAGAACAACTATGGATTTGTCATTTTGATGGTTCTAATTTTCAATGTCCATATGGGTCAGAACAACGTACGTTTTCAGAAATTCAAAAGTTACCTCATGCTATTACGAATGAGCGAGTCGATGAATTGTATGATATGGGAATTCAATATTTCAAAATTTCGGGTCGGACTATTAATACGTATCAATGGATAGAAACAATGGTTTATTATTTGGTTTTACCAGAATATCGAGACCATGTGCGGCAATTAGTCTTAAACAATATGATGAATTGAAAAAATATAATAAATATGATATAATAAAAATAGAAAAATAGAGAAAGGATGAAAAGATGGCTATTCCAAATATAGATTACGGTGTAAAAGATATTAAAACACTTGAAGGTATGGAAGCCATCCGTACTCGTCCAGGCATGTATATTGGCGCTGTCGATGCCGAAGGCGTGTGGCAGATTACCTTGGAAATTATATCCAATGCTATTGACGAGTATCTGGTAGGAGCTTGTGATAAAATATCTGTTACTCTTGATGGGCCTACTGTTGTCGTGGCTGACAATGGCCGAGGGGTCCCCTTTGGTAAAAATGATGATGGCGAAGAAGTCTTGGTTAATATTTACACTAAGTTGCATACTGGCGCTAAGTTCGATAGCGATGGTAATAGTGGCTATAATACTTCTGGTGGCATGAATGGTGTTGGCGCCAAAGCCACTAATGCCCTATCTAAATTATTTAGAGTAGAAAGTTATAGAGATAAAAAAGTTGCTGAAGCAATTTTTAGTTGTGGAGAATTACAAGGATTTGCAATTCGTCCTAAAACAAAAGAAGATATGGATCATGGCACAATCGTAAGATTTATGCCAGATGAAGAAATCTTTAAAGAGGGAATTATAGCTGATGCAAATCGTATGCGTAAGCAACTTTGGGAACTTGCATATTTGTCTCCTGGGCTTCATTTCACATTTAAAGATAATGATAAAATCGCAGAAGAAATCGAGAGTTCAAATGGATTACTCGATTATCTTGATGTATTAACAAAAGGAAAAAATAAATTAACTACACCCTTTTACGCAGAAAGCGCGGAAAATCGGATGCGGATCCGAGTAGCATTACAGTATACTGATCAATATAATGACACATATAAGATTTTTACAAATAGTATTCCTAATACTGGTGGTACTCATTTAACAGGTTTCCGCACAGCTTTGACGCAAGCAATAAACATTTATGCTCGTAATAAAGGTTTATTAAAAGAAAAAGATGAAAATTTCTCTGGTGATGATCTTAAAGAAGGCTTAACTCTTGTATTAAGTTTAACGATGCCAGATCCAGTATTTAGTGGACAAACGAAAGGAGTATTGACTAGTGCCGAAGGTAGAACCGTTGTCCAACGACTCTGCTCTCAAGCCATTGCAGAGTATCTTAACTCACACGAAAAAGATGCAAAAGCAATTATTAGTAAGGCTGTCCTCGCCAGAACCGCAAGGGAAAAAGCAAGGAAAGCAAAAGAAACGGTACGCTCAGCTACTAGTAAAGCAACCCGTGCTACCCTACCAGGCAAACTCGCGGACTGTTCAAGCAAGACCCGGAGTGAGTGCGAGGTATTTATCGTCGAGGGAGATTCGGCGGCTGGTAGCGCGAAAGAAGCTCGTAATAGAGACACCCAAGCAATCCTTCCTATCAGAGGTAAAATCCTTAATGTTCTCAAAGCTGATTTGGCTAAAGCAATGGGTAACGAAGAAATTAAAGCTATGATCATTGGCTTTGGTCTTCAGATCCAAGGTAATAAAGTTATATTAGATGAATCAAAATTGAGATATGGAAAAATCATTATCATGGCAGATGCTGATGTTGATGGTGATCATATCCGGTGCTTATTCCTTACATTTATCTGGAAGTTCTGTCCAGAGTTGATTGAGAAAGGATATATATATGCAGCTGTGCCTCCTTTGTATCGTATACTCAAGGGTAAAACATCATTCTACATTAAGGATGACGCTGCCCTTGCCGCTTATCGTGCTAAAAACCCAGGCGGCAACTATGAACTGCGTCGGTTTAAAGGTTTGGGTGAACAATCAGTCGACGAATTGGCTGAGTCTACGATGGCGCCCGATACTCGGACGTTAAAACAAATTACAATGGAAGATGCGGTTGCAGCGAGTAATGTATTTACTAGTTTAATGGGAGAAAGTGCTACACTACGAAAAAAATTTATTGAGGAGAACGCTTTTAGAGCGAATATTGATGTATGATTACATTTTATACTGATGGCTCTTGTACCAAAAGTAGAAGTGGCTGGGGCATAATCGGAATCATAGATAGCGGTCATAAAGTTGCATTTGCGGGCACAGAAACAGATGCAACTAATCAACGCATGGAATTACGGGCCGCTCTGGAAGCACTTCAATGGTGGGGAGAACCAGACTATGAACCAACGAGCGGCCCTGAAGAAATAACAATTTGTAGTGATAGTGCATATTTTTGTAATTGTTATTTTGAACGGTGGTATGTAAACTGGGAGAATAACAATTGGGTTAATAGTAAAGGTGATCCTGTTGCAAATAAAGATTTATGGGAAAAAATCATTCCATATTTCAAAAATAATCATGTGTTTATTATGAAGGTAAAAGGTCATAGTGGACATACATATAATGAACTTGCTGATAAGTTAGCAACAGGCGCTTTATCCCCAAGTGATATTGTTGGGATGCAAATTGATGAAAAAAATGATAAAATAAATATAGAATTGAGTGAAATCCTTTTAGATTATTCTATGAAAAAATATCCTGTGGATGAAACAATCAAAAGGATTAGAAAGGCGTGTAACTGTGAGTAATATTATTCAATCACCAATAGTACAAGAAGTTGAACAATCATTCCTTGATTATTCACTTTCAGTAATCACAGATCGTGCCATTCCCGCAGTTGAAGATGGATTTAAACCTGTTATGCGGCGCATCCTTTGGTGTATGCAAGAGAATGGATATAAAAGTGATAAACAATATGTCAAATGCGCGAGACCTGTTGGCGACACAATGGGTAAATATCATCCGCATGGAGATAGTTCAATATATGGCGCATTAATTGGTGCAAGTCAACCATGGAATATGCGGTATCCATTGATTGATTTTCATGGAAACAATGGTAGCCGTGATGGCGATGATCCTGCAGCAATGCGGTATACAGAATGCAGATTAAGCAAAATAAGTGAGGCTACTCTTGATGGAATTAAAAAAGATACAGTCGATTGGATCCCGAACTTTGACGAGACCACAAGCGAACCGATATATCTTCCAGGACTTTTCCCAAATCTCCTCTGCAATGGAACAACTGGGATTGCTGTCGCAATGGCATGCAATTTTGCCCCTCATAATCTTGGAGAAATCATGGATGCAATCATCGCATACATTAGGGGAACTGCGACGGACAATGCGACGCTTGCGACATTGGTTCCTGGACCAGACTTTCCCACGGGTGGCCGGATTATCAATGGACGTGAACTGTCAGCCGCATATAAGACCGGCAAGGGTCGCGTTAGAATACGAGCAACTTATACTGTTGAACGGACAAGAGATGGACGAGATAGATTGGTATTTGACTCAATACCCTATAAAGTGTCTAAAGAAGAGCTGGCTCGAGAAATTGACGAACTCTGTGAAACCAAGAAACTTGAGGGTATTGGAGAGATACTTGACCAATCAAATCGAGAGGGAGTACGGTTCGTTATTGAATTGGCGAAGGGTTTTAATGCAGATGTAATTGCTAATCGTTTATATGAACTCACTGATCTTGAAACTACATTTAGTATTAATATGGTCGCACTTGTTGATAAAGTGCCGAAACAGTTAACACTAAAAGATATAATTGAAAATTATGTAAAACATCAAGAAGATGTGTTTAGACGTGCAAATGAATATGATTTAAAGAAACTTGAAAAGAGAATTCATATTCTTGAGGGTTTATGTATTGCCTTAATGAATATTGATAATGTTATCAAAATGATTAAGGCATCCAAAAATAAAGCAGAAGCTAAGGAACGTTTAATCGAAACAGATATGTTTGATGCGCTTCAGGCAGATGCAATTTTGGATATGACATTGAGTAAGTTAGCCAATATGGAAAGTTTGGCTATTGAACAAGAGAAAAAAGATAAAGAAGCAGAAAGAGCAATTATTTTAAAAAGACTTAATGATGAAGAAGTCTTTAAAAATGATTTGATAAGTATACTTGAAGATTTTAAAAAGCAATTTTCTGATCCTCGTCGTACAGAAATTACGCATATTGAGGTTACTAAAGAAGAAAAAGAAATTGCACAGATTGTGCCGGAAGATGTAGTTGTTGTAGTCACAGAAGCTGGAAATATTAAACGAGTTCCGAAAAAGCAATTTAAGATCCAAAAGCGTAATGGAAAAGGAGTAAGAACTCAAGATGATATCACCTTAGCTACAATAGACAGTAATACAGTAGACGTGCTACTCGCCTTCAGTAACAAGGGTAAAGTTTACAGAGTTGGTGTGGACACAATTCCGGAAGGGACACAGACTACCCGTGGAGTTGCGATTTCTACGTTAGTGGAGATGGAACCTGCGGAGCAGATTGTTGCGGTCGCCTCAGCTGCAAGAGCAGATAATACCGGAAAGTACGTCTGGTTCATTACTAAACGAGGATTGGTTAAAAAGACCAACTTATCTGAATACGCTGGAAGCAAGCGTAAAGCAGGAGTTCAAGCAATAGGACTTCGTGAAGGCGATGGGATTGTAAGCGTTTGGGTAGGTGAGAATACAGATATTCTCATATTAACCAAGGAAGGTATGGGTATAAGATTCGATGGAGCAACAATTGGCGCAACTGGAAGAACTTCTGTGGGCATTCAAGGAATCAAACTTGCAGATAACGATGAAGCAGCCGTGGGTCTCAGCCTCAAATCACGCGGGGCAGATAGTGGCAAAGATGCCTTCGGGCAAGTTTTCATTGGGTGTAGTGACGGAACAGGGAAGAGAGTTATGGTCAGCGAGTTCACTAAACAAAACCGAGCTGGCAAAGGTCTTAAGTGTAATCATTCGGGCAAGATCGTCACGGGAGCAAGCATCCCAGGCGATAAAAGCGTTGGAAGCTTACTACTCTGTGGAAACACTGGATCTATATGTGTGAGTGTTGATGATATTACTCTTGGATCAAGAATGAGTTCAACTGTAAAATTAATTAAGGATAATAATCTTATAAGTGCAGTAAGGGTTTAACCCTTACTTGCATTTTTTTATTTTTTATGATATAATTATTATATAAATAAAAGGAGTTTAAATATGCCACGCAAAGATTATTCGTATATTCAGCCTGGATATAAGTTTCCTAACTCTTGTATTACTGCTATTGGAACAGTATGGCGTGAACGAGACAAAACACCATCTGCAACTCTTCGAGCATATGTAAATGTTCGATGTGAATGCGGAAATGAATTTGTTGGACGAGTAGATCGTTTAACAACGACAGATCCTACTAAAAGTCCGCATACTTGTAGATGCGTTGAATGTGCAAAAAAGGGCAAAAAGAAATTATTGCCAACAAGTTGGGATTATAAAGCTAAATCAACAGCAGAAAATGTTGTATTAAAAAATAATTATTTAGGTAAAATTTTTGATAATACATGGTTCTGCGCGACTTACGCTGGTGGAGATCATCAAGGACACAGTTCATATATTTGTATTAATCAATTTACGGGTCAAACGCAAATCTTTAAAAGTATGGTTCTATATCACATGAATTGTGATGATTCATTAGCATATGCAACCCAACCATCACAAAGATCTTATTCTTTTGAAGATGAAGCGCCTACAAGTAATGAATCAAGTGGAGAAGCCGCAGTAAAACAATGGTTGATCAATCATAAGATTCAGTTTGAACAAGAATATACATTTGATAATCTTCGTGGTGATAGAGGATTATTACGTTTTGATTTCAAAATTAAAGATCGCCCTATTGTAATTGAATTCCAAGGCCAGCAACATTATAAAGCTATTGACTATTTTGGCGGTGAAGATCAATTTAAAAAACAACAAAGATATGATAATATTAAACGTGCATATTGTAAAGCAAATAAAATTGATCTTATTGAAATCCCATATAATTACACAGATTTAAATGAGTATTTGAATCATATTAAATTATATTTGTAAGGAATAATATTTATGAGTAAACCACTTTGTATTGCACCAATGAAAATAAATAAGATTCCAGAGGGAAAAGAAGATCTTTTTCCCTCTATTTGTGCATCTGGTGAATATTTTGCTCAATTAAAGAAAGATGGCTATTGGTATCAGTATGAAAAGACTGATGAAGGATCTTATCTTTGGAGTAGAAATGTGTCTGTTTCAACAGGACAACTAACAGAAAAAGGTGCAAATGTGCCCCACATTATGAGCGTACTTGACGTATTGCCGCCAGGCACAATTATCATTGGTGAGATTTATTATCCAGGCAAACGGTCTAAGGATGTTACTCCTATTATGGGTAGTTTGCCAAGTAAAGCTATTGAGCGTCAAAATGGCGAATATGGATGGCTAAAATTTTATATTCATGATATGATATATTATAATGGAAAGGATCTAATGAACTATGGTGCTAGCATCAGGTACTCTTTATTGGTTGCTTGTTTCAATAAATATAATCTCGGGGCTATGCTTGATTGCAATAACACTCCAATTATCGAACTTGCACAAAGAGTTGACGACAATATCCAGGAGGCTGTCGCCGCCGCCCTCGCCGCAGGTGAGGAGGGAATGGTATTAAAAAAGAAAACTGCGCCCTATACGCCAGGTAAACGACCAGTTTGGGATACCATTAAAATTAAAAAAACAGACACTTGTGATGCCATTATTCTTGCAGCATGTGATCCAACAAAAGAATATACAGGTAAAGAATTAGATACATGGCCTTATTGGGAAGATGGAGTACCTGTAACTAAACCATATGCTCTTGGTTGGAAAACAGCGATAGAAATTGGCGCGTATGATGAAAATGATGAAAATATTGTATCTATTGGTACAGTTTCATCTGGATTAACCGATGAAATGCGGGAAGGCCTTGCAAAGCATCCAGAGGAATATATTGGTAAAGTTTGTGAACTCGCGGGGATGGAAAAGGATCGAAATGCACATACATTAAGACATTTCCATTTTAGACAACTTAGACCGGACAAAGATCCACATGATTGTTCGATTAACCAGATATTTGGTTGATTTTCATAAAAAATTTTCATATAATATATTTGTAAGATAAAGAAAGGAACAAAATCTTACCGTGAATAAGAAACAGCTTAAGCAATTAGCGAAAAAAATTGCTGATCTGGAATATACCATCCAGACAAGCGCAGATCGTGATGAAGTTAATTCCGCGAAAGATCGTATGATGCAGGCACAGCAAGCCGCAGACTTGGAACTATCAGACATGATTGCGTTAGATGAATTGGTTCAAGGGTATTTAAAAGAAAAAAATATTTGCTCTTGAAAAAATTTTATGGTATAATACGTATAGATAATAACTGATAGGCAAATCCTTCAGATTATTATAAATATACACTATATTATTTAAGATGCGTTAAACGCAAAAGGAGAAAAAGATTATGGCTGCTATGAAAGAAAACACAAAGAAAGTTATTACTTATCTGCAGGGTTTGAGCGATTCTGACAATGTGACCGCCGCTGATGTGGCTGATGCTCTCGGTCTTGAGAAGCGTAGTGTTGATGGTATCTTTACTTCCGCTATTCAGCGCAAGAATCTGGGCGTTCGTGAGGAAGCTGAAGTTGAACTTGATGATGGAACCCATAAGAAGGTTAAGTTCCTCAAGCTCACCGATGCTGGCAAGGCTATCGACGTGAACGCAGAGCCGGAAGAGTAATTTAAAAAGTAAATATAATGGGGGTTGAAGTTCCTTCAACCCCCTATTTTAAGATTAATGAGTCCATATGTTTGGATGGCTATAGCCATTATAGCCGTAGCGTTCATTATAGGTTTATTCTCGAAAAAGATAGGTAAGAAACGGCAACATCTTCGAGAATTAAATCAAGAAATTTTAGACAAAGAAGCCAAATTAGGATATTTGGCGCAAGCCATTGACCGCACGCAAGCTGAGATCCAAGAAAATGAACGCACAATTGTTGAAAATCGCTTCACTATTGATAGCCTTGCGAATAGAAAAAAAGAATTAAATAATGATATAGCCACTCAAGTTGAGAATATTGAAAAGTTAAAAACTTCTTATCAAACAACTGAAGAAGAGTTTAAGAAGAAGTATATGGCTGAACGTAAAGAGTGGCTAGATGAAAGACAAACGGAATATGTTACAATGCAAGAAGAGTTTGTTGAACAATTCCGTGAAGAAAATAGTAAAAAGATGGCTGCGGCACAAGAATTAACTGAAAAGTTAAATGAATTACAATCTAAAACTACCGCAGCAGTAGAGGTTGCAAAACGTCATGCAGAAGAAGAAAACTTCACCGAATTCCATTCTTTACAGATTGACAATTCTGCAAGGAATGACATACGAGAAATTGAAGAAGTATTGTATAAAGTATCGCAAGAAGCCGGAGAAGCTATTGCAAAAGTTATCTGGAAGGTTTACTACGAAAAGCCATATACTGATCTATGTGGAAGAGTCATCGGATCAGGACGGCATACCGGTATATACCGTATCACCAACTCCAACACCTAGATGTGTTATATTGGACAAGCAGTTGATATTGCAGATCGCTGGCGCCAACACATAAAACGAGCACTTGGCGCAGAACCTCGTACGCAAAATAAATTATACCCCGCGATGTATAAAGAAGGCATTGAGAACTTCACTTTTGAAGTCATTGAAGAATGTGATCAAACTAAACTCAATGAACGTGAAGATTATTGGCAAGATTTTTACAAAGCAAAAGAATATGGATACAGTATTAAGTGAGGTATATTATGACTAAGGTTTTTACAGTCAATAAAGATGGTAAGATTGAACTTACTAAAGATGAACTTCAAAAACTGCTCGATGATTCCTATTGGGAAGGTTATCGCGCAAATAATGGAACATATGTTTATACTAGTCCATCTCGTTGGTGGAATCCTTGGAGTGTAACATATTGTTCTGATACCATCTCTTGTGCAACAGATGGTAATCACTATGATGGTGTAACACTTACTGCAGATGATTTAAATGTTAAAGGTGTTCAGAATATTGCTGCAGATACAATTACTATTTCCCTTAACAATATTGAAGATGCTATTAAAGCAGGAAAGATTTAAAAATGAAATTTGAAAATACTGATGTTTGGGGATTTGAACACGCTATTCGTGGAATGAGAAATCCTAAAAATAGTTGGGCATTAAGTGATAGTCATTGGACATCTCATGAAATCTGTACTCCAGAAGGAGAATGGGTAAAGATATTTGATGATTATGCTATTGGCCCAAAAGATGAAAAGTTAATGCAAACTTTAATTATGGCTGGGCCAGAACATCGCAAGTTTATGCGACAAATCTTTGTATCTGTTGATATTACTGCGCCATTATATTGGTGGAAAGAATTTGATACTTATAAAGTTGGTACTGTTGCAAATAGTACTAGCACTATGCATAAATTAACTTCCGCTCCGATCACTATTGATTGTTTTGATATGGATGATATGGAAAATGTTACAGTATATGATAATGAACCATATAAACCTGATGAAACTATTGAAGATATGTGGAATACAATCATTGATTATTGTGAAACATTGCGGAAGCGTTTTCTTGAGACTAATGATAAGATTTATTGGAAAGAATTGGTTCGTGTATTACCAAATAGCTGGATGCAAAAGCGTACAGTTACTATGAATTATGAAAATCTTTTAGCCATGTGTTCAAAAAGTCAGCGTCGATTTCACAAACTTAATGAGTGGTCTGGCGCAGATAGGAAAGATCTTCCGAATTTCATTTCATGGGCACGGACTTTACCCTATGCTCAAGAGTTGCTCTTTATAGATGAAGAAATTGACAACAAAGAAAAAAAATGATATAATAGATATAGAAAATGAGGAAAGGATCTTATCACATGACAAAACAGCAAGAGTTTCTTGAGTTCTGGAAGTCATTGGTGGAAAAGCCAGGCGTCGAGGTTCCGCCAAATGTCCAAGCATATATCGACGCATTGAGTAATGTTGATAACATCGAGAAACCGCTCTTTACTGAAAATGGTGCAAAAATCTTGCAGTATCTTCAGTCCGCCCCTACAGCAATGTATAAGGCAAGAGACATTGCAGAAAATATGGGTATAACTTCGAAGGGTGTCTCTGGTGCTATGCGAAAATTGGTAACAGATGGCTATGTAGAAAAGGTTGGTAAAGACCCAGTAGTTTATATGATTACCGAAAAAGGAAAAAATGTTGAATTTGAAGGAGAACAAGAGTAATGAAAAAGAAATTTATTAATGAAACACACATTGAGGGTTTACTTTACGACCATAAATTGGAAAAGAAAGTAACAGGTGCAAATTCTAAGGCTCCAGGAACCGAGTTTATTGCTGGCACCATCAGTATTGCCACTGATGATGCATTAGAAAATGTGGTACAGATCCATTATACGTATGAAACCGCGACTTTCGCAAAGTCTGGTAGCGCGAATAGCCGTTTCCCTGTCCTCAGCAAGATCATCGACGAGAATCCTACAGTTTTGAATGTCGGTGCGGATAAGGCTTTGAAGCTTCGCTGTGATTCTGCAGTTGAATTGAATGAGTGGTATCGTGATGTGAATGATGAAAAGCCGCAGAGCATTGTGCGCAATGAGGGTGGATTCATTCATGTGGTAAATGCTTTGAATGAAGATGAGAAGCAGCGTAATACTTTCAAGACCGATATGTTGATCACCAGTGTAAAGGATGTTGAAGCAGATCCTGAGAAGAAGATTGACGCCCATGTGAAGGTTAAGGGTGCTATTTTCCAGGATTATCGTAAACAGCTTCTGCCGGTCGAGTTTGTGGTTCGCGGCAAGGGCGGTATGCAGTACTTCCAGAATCTGGATGTGAGTGCGAAGAATCCTGTGTTCACCACTGTTTGGGGTCGTCAGCTCAGTAAGACTGTTGTAACCCGTACTGAAACTGAATCTGCGTTTGGTGAGAATGAAGTACGTGAGCGTACCAACACTACTCGTGAATTCGTAATTACTGGTTGCTCTAAGGAGCCTTACGAATTTGATGATGAGTCCACTATCACTAAGGCTGAAATCTCTAAGATGATGGCTGATCGTGAGCTTGCGCTTGCTGATATTAAGCAGCGTCGTATTGAGTATGAAGCAAGCCGTGGATCCAGTTCTGCGGCAGCTGTTCCTGCATCCGCAGAGGATAACTACAACTTTTAATTAAGGAGGGCACGATAAATGGGTGTTTTAACTAGTCTTAAACCTCATGTAGTGAGTCGTGACCTTCGTGGATATAGTGTGTTCTTTTATGGAACACCAAAGACCGGTAAGACAACTATCGCGTCTAAATTCCCGGGTGCTGTAATCTTTGCTTTTGAAAAAGGTTACAGCGCCATCCCAGGGGCTATGGCTCAGCCTATTAATAACTGGAATGAATTCCGCAGATTACTTGTGGAATTGAAGGAAGAGGAAACCAAAGCAACATTCCAGACCGTTATTATTGATACTGCTGATATTGCATATGACTATTGTACAGATTATATCTGTAACGATCAGGGCGTAGATAATATCGCAGATATTGGTTATGGTAAAGGCTATGGCATGGTAGAAAAGGAATTTGATACCTGCCTAAGAAAGATTATTCAGCTTGATTATGGTCTTATCCTTATTTCTCACAGTACCGAACGTACTGAAAAGAATGAAAAAGGCGAAGAGTATAGCAAACTTGAACCTACGCTTGATAAGCGTGGTCGTAAGATTTGTGAGCGGACTTGCGATATTATCGGTTTCTCTCATGAAGTAACCAATAAAGAGACCGGAGCACTTGAAACCAGACTGTTCTTGCGTGGTACCCCTAGATATGTAGCGGGTTCTCGTTTCAAGTATATTCCGGATAGTATTGTGTTCACATATGACAACTTGGTTAATGCTATTGGCGATGCTATCGACAAAGAAGCTGCCGAGCATGACAATAAATTTGTTACCAATGATCGTCAGAATGAATATAAGGAACATGAACTGGAAATGCCAAAGTTCTCCGATATGAAGGCAGAAGCTGAAGTATTGTTCGGAGAATTGATGGGCAAGGATCCAGGCAATAGATTGAAGATTTCCAAGATCATTTCCGAATATCTTGGAGTTGGAAAGCAGTTCAAAGATACAACCGAGGCTGACGCAGAGAAAGTTTGGCTGATCATTCAGGAACTGCGTGTTCTGAATAAGTAAGATCAAGCGAGCCTCAAAACGGCTCGCTTGACTTTTATCTTTTATTATGATATTATAAATGTATAAGGAGAGAATAGATGTTTTTCACAGCTTCACAGTGGTGTGTCATCGGTCTCATTATAATAGCAGGAGTTGTATCGGTATTTCAAATTAAGAAAATGCCGAAACATGCGTGGCCGTGGATCATTGGTTACTGGGTTCTCCTTACGATAAAAAATATTTTTGATTTGGTGGCGACATTGTAATGGCGACAAAAAAATTAGCACCTGTTAAATGTCCGTATTGTAATAAGTATTTTCATCGAGAAAATGAAGAATACGTCCAAATAAATAAAACACGATACGCGCATAAAGCGTGCTATGATCGTCATAATGCTGAAATGACTCAAGAAGAACGAGATAAACAAGTTCTTGAAAATTTCATTAAGCAATTATTTGGCCTCGAATCAGTCTCAATGAAAATAAAAAAGCAAATAGAAGATTATCATGACAATAAGGGCTATACTTATAGTGGAATATATAAAACATTACTATACTTTTATCAAGTAAAAGGTCATTCAATAGATAAAGCAAATGGTGGAATTGGTATTGTACCATATGTCTATGATGATGCAAAAAACTATTATACTGCAATGTGGATAGCTTCTCAACAAAATAAAGCTAAACCAATTGAACAATGGAAGCCGAATGTGATTGAAATTCATATTCCGCCGCCAGTATCGAAACCTATGCGCAGTAATAAATTCTCATTTTTAGAAGAAGAAGAGGAAGATGTAACTAATGGCGTCTAAATATGTAGATAGCACAGCAATAGTGCAAGTAATTGGTTGTATCTATAATAATTCACACATTTTAGATGCTGACGACACATATTCTATAACCGAGGAAGATTTTCCAAATGAATTTCATAAGATCGTGATAGGAACAATGTTTAAACTTCACGAAGCTGGTGTAAGTAGATTCACTATTGAATCAATTAATGATTATTTGGAGCATCATCCAAAAGTAAAAGCAGTATATGATCTCAATCATGGAAATGAGTGGATTCAAAAAGTAAGTGATGTAGCTATGGAGTCTACATTTGATTACTACTATAAGCGTATGCGGAAAATGACAATTCTGCGTATGTATGATAATCTTGGTATGGATCTAGCTTGGCTATATGATCCAGATAATATTCTTGACACAAAGAAAAAAGAAGCACAAGAAGCTTGGCTTGATATGGTAACTCCAGCTGATATAGTTAATAAAATTGATGAAAAACTGGATGTTATAAGAGCAAAGTTTGTTGATAATGATGATGGTATTGGTAGTTTTGCTGCAGGTGATGGAATTGAAGAACTTATTACTTCATTTGAAACAGTTCCTGATGTGGGTGTTCAGCTCTATGGTAACTACATCAACACAATTACTCGTGGTGCTCGACTCGGCAAGTTTTACTTACGTTCTGCTCCAACAGGAGTTGGTAAGACCAGATCAATGATCGCAGATGCTTGTTATATTGGTTGTGATTGGTTCTATGATGAACAATTTGGATGGAGAAAAAATGGTAAAGCATTTCCAACATTGTTTATTGGAACTGAGCAAGATAAAGCAGAAATCCAAACAATGATGCTTTCTTTCTTAGCAAATGTTAATGAAGAGCATATATTAACTGGACGTTATGAAAATGACGAACGTGATAGGGTATTACGTGCGGCGCAAGTTATAAAAAATAGTCCATTATATATTGAGGTTCTGCCCGATTTCAATTTACAAGATGTCGAGAATACAATTAAAAGAAATTTGCGTGAAAAACATATCCAATATGTATTTCATGATTATATTCATACTTCATTAAAAATCTTGGAAGAGATTGCGCGTCGCGCAGGTAAGGTCGCGTTAAGAGAAGATAATATTCTATTTCTGTTGAGCGCAAGAATTAAAGATATATGTGTAAAAAACAATGTCTTTATTATGAGTGCTACACAGTTGAATGGCGATTATCAAGATTCAAAAACTCCAGACCAGAACTTACTGCGTGGTGCGAAAGCAATAGCTGATAAGATTGACTATGGTTCAATTTTACTTCCTGTTAAAGAACAAGATCTTGGTAGTTTGGAATCAATTTTACAACGTAATCCGCAGTTCCCAACTCCAAAGATTAAATTATCTATTTATAAGAATAGACGAGGAAGATATAAAAGTGTTATATTGTGGTGTGATGCCGATTTAGGCACTTGCCGCATAAAGCCAATGTTCATGACTGATTTTATGTATGAATGGATTGGCATAGATGATCTTAAAGTAATAGTAAATGATTTTAGTGCATTTGAGGAGGAAGAAAACTAATGGCTAAGCAGAAAAAGAACAAGGGTGTTAGCAACAAAAAGGAACAGTTTTGGGGTCGTGAGCTGGAATATATTATGCCGCGCAAGACCTTCGATGATCTGACGAAGGATTGCAAGACTAATAAGTTCCAGTATGCCATGGACTACATTAACCAGACCTATGGTTTGCTGGGTCATGTAACCTCTCTTGTTCTGGAGGATGAGGCTGTAACTGGGCCTCATACTCCTGCCCTACTTGAAGACGTTTTGATGGAGTAAGGAGATTAAAATGCGGCTAAATAAAGATGATATTAAAGAACAACTGACAACTGATATGGTCGAAGATTTAGTCCGCGATTTTGGCGGTGACCCGCAAGAAACCCCATTTGGGTTTATTGCGGGCACCATTTGTCATAATCATCCTGGCGAAGGGAGCCACAAGTTATATTATTATGAAAACACGAAATTGTTCAGATGTTACACTGGATGCGATGCTACATTCGATATCTTCGAATTGGTCTGTAAAGTACATAATCTTGCCAATCCAGGATCAGAATGGTCATTATATAATGGAGTTAGGTTTATTGCTAACAAATTCGGTATCTCCGGAGAATATATTGATACAGAAGATGAGTTTGGAGGACTTCCAGACATGGGTGTTTTCGATAAATACTCACGTATAAAAGTTGCTCCAGAGGATCAAAAACGAATCCAATTGAAGACATATGATTATCACATTCTTGATAGATTGTGTTATCCGAGTATTGGTGATTGGATTGATGAAGGAATGGATTCAAAAATTCTAAAAGAAGCATGGATTGGGTTTTGTCCTTCTACCGATCAAATTACAATCCCTCATTTCGATGAAGATAACAGATTTATTGGATTACGTGGTCGCGCATTAGGTAAAGAAGAAGCTGAAATGTATGGTAAATATCGTCCAATGCAATTAAATGGACAAATGTATAACCATCCATTAGGTCTTAATCTTTATAATCTGAACAATAGTAAGCAAAATATAAAAACGTTTCATAAAGCAATTATCTTTGAAGGTGAAAAATCCTGTCTATTGTATAGAAGTTATTTTGGAACGGAAAATGATATTTCTGTGGCTTGTTGTGGTAGTGCGGTAAGTTATTGGCAAATGAATAAACTAATAGAGTATGGTGCTACTGAAATTGTAATCGCGTTTGATAGACAATATCAAAAATTGGGCGATGCAGAATACGAACACTGGACGAAAAATCTACGAGCAATCAATCTTAAATATTCTAACTACGTCAAATTAAGTTTTATATTAGACACAAAAAATAAGTTGGGATATAAAGATAGTCCAATAGATAAAGGACCAGACGTATTTAAAGAATTATTTAAGAATAGAGTGAGTATATAATGGAAATTAAATTAAGACGAGGTGGAGAAGGATTAGATCCTATATCCCGTATATTGTATTTGAGAGAAACTGATTGGAGTTTCTTAAATCCAAAAGAAGAAGATCAATGTGATTATAATACATTAGATAATATAGAAGCCGCAGCAATGAGATTACTTCGTGCACTTGTGCGGCAAGAACAGGTCTATGTATAGGTGGATAGTGATTGTGATGGATATACATCAGCAGCATTATTACTAAATTATATGCACGATATTGCTCCTGCAACTGTAGAAAGGAATTGGCATTATGGACTTCATAAAGGAAAACTCCACGGAATTGACGAAGGAGCAATTCCAAGCGGCACAACTCTTGCAATCGCTCCCGATTCAAGTTCTAACGAGTCTGAACTCCATGAAAGACTCTTTCAAGCTGGAATATCATGCGTTGTGCTCGACCATCACGAGTTTGACAATAGAGAATGTGGGGAAAGGGCAATCATTGTCAACAGCCAACAAGGAAGCTATGGTAACCATTACCTCTCAGGCGTTGGAGTTGTGTACAAAGTATTACAAAAAATTGATGAATTGCGGCATACCGAAGGAGGATGCGCGTTCTATCTTGACCTTGTGGCTCTCGGACTCACAGGAGATATGATGGACATGCGAGCGCCAGAAACGAATTATTATATTACAGAAGGTTTTAAACAAGTTAATAATCCGTTTTTTGTGTATCTCGCAAATAAAAATGAATTTTCTATGAAGGGTAAATATAATCCGCATTCTGTTGCATGGTATATTGTACCTTTCATTAATGCTGTTACCAGAATTGGCGACGATAAAGATAAATTATTGGTCTTTGAATCTATGCTTACTTGGAAAGCTGGTCAATTGGTTCCGAGTGATAAGCGTGGAGCATCAAAAGACGCAGAAGAATTAAGAGTTGTACAGGCTGTGAGACACGCTTCTAATGTTAAGCGTCATCAAGATGATGAAAAGAAAAAACTTCTTGAAGAAATGTACAATAAGATTGAAAAATATCATTTAGCTGATGAACCGTTAATTATTATTCAGAATAAAGGAGTCCAAGATGATGATCCTATTAGAGGCATTACTGGGCTTGTTGCTAACCAGATTATGGCTACGTATGGCAAACCAACGCTCATCCTTAACGAATGTACCGATCAAAGCACTGGGGAGACTATATGGATGGGTAGCGGAAGAGGGTTTAATACTGCTGGGATTACTAATTGGCGTGATTATATTGTTCAATCCGGCTGCGCCATTTTTGCTCAAGGTCATGCTATGGCATTTGGGGTCTCTTTTGACAGTGCTGGGTTGGAGCGGTTTAAAGCTAAGATAAAAGAAGACTTCGGCACAACTATTTTTGAAAAGATTTATGATGTTGATTTTATATGGACAATGGCTGATGATTTTGATCAAATTATTATTGATATTGCTCGATATAAAGATGTCTGGGGACAAGGAGTTCCAGAACCAATTGTGGCAATTGAACATATAAAATTAACTGATCCGATTGCGGTAAATCTATTACAAAAAGGTACTTTAAGAATTGACTTAAAACCTAAACAAACTTCTATTATTAAGTTTGGTAGTAGCGTTGAAGAATATAGTAACTTGGTGGATCGAACCATTACAGTAATTGGAACTTGTGAAATCAATGACTGGAACGGAGAATATCCACAAATTAAAATAATAGATTATTTCTTTGAATCCGTTTCAAGTTGGGATTTTTGACAAGAAAAGAAAGATATGGTATAATAATTATGAAAAATGAGAGATATATCGTATTGCAATATCCAATTTATGAACTTGATCTGCAAGCTGTGCATGATATATTCCACGATGTACAAAATGCACTTCCAGAATATAACGTAATTGCAATACCAGAATGTATTAAATGGTTTGAAATGTCAAGAGAAGAGTTAATGCAGGTACGAGGAATTTTAGATTGGATTTTGGAGAAAAAGAATGATATTAACAGCGAAGCAGGAACAGGGTCTTAAAATTGCAGTTGAACGATATCATAACCATGAACCATATACAGTGATTGCTGGTTATGCTGGGGTAGGTAAATCTACCCTTATTCGTTTTATCATCGCAGCTTTAAATATTGATCCAGATTTAGTGGCTTATATTGCATATACAGGTAAAGCTGCGCAAGTATTAAGATCAAAAGGTTGTCATAATGCAATGACCGCACATAGGTTGTTGTATAAATCACATCCTCGTAGCGATGGTACATTTATTCATGTTCCTGTTGAAACGCTTGCTCCTTATAGACTAATTGTTGTTGATGAAATTTCAATGCTTCCAAAAAAAATGTGGGATCAACTTTTATTTTATGGTGTTCATGTAATTGCTCTTGGCGATCCAGGGCAATTGCCGCCAGTCGCTGCAGAGAATAATGGCGCCCTTGAGCATCCTCATGTTTTTCTTGATGAAGTAATGCGACAAGCGGCTGAAAGTGAAATTATTCAATTAACAATGGATATTCGTGCAGGTAATCCATTAAAATTTAAAATGGGTAATGAAGTACGAATTGTGGATAGAAATGAACTTTTAAAACCAGGGTTCTTATTCTGGGCCGACCAGATTATATGCGGAAAGAACGATACACGGCGAATGATTAACGATAAAATGCGTCGAACTATTTGGCTTGATGAATATTCTGAAGAACCAATAGTTGGAGATCGTCTTATATGTTTACGTAATGATTGGGAATTAACTAATATGAATGGTGATGCTCTTGTTAATGGTTTAACAGGAGAATTAACTGGTATTGAGTACGGTGAAGGCCCAAGAGAAAATCCTTGGATGAAAAAAACTCCTATTATTGATTTTCTCCCCGATTATGAAGGAGCAGATCAGTTTTTAGGAATTGAAGTAGATTATAAATTATTAACAACTGGTGAAACAACTGTAACAAGAGGATATAATAGTAACTGGAAAAAGATTCCAAAAATTTTTCATCCTCATGAATTTGATTATGGATACGCAATTACTTGTCATAAATCTCAAGGTAGCGAGTTTAATAAAGTAATTGTTCTTGAGGAATTCCTTAAAGGAGAAACACGGGAGGATCATGCGAGATGGCTCTACACAGCGACGACAAGAGCGGCCCAAAAATTGATTATAGTCCAGAATTTTCACATATAAACATTTTAAGTTTAGATGTAGATTGGATCATGGAGCCATCTATTGATTTATACAATAACAAAGTACAAAATGATGATTTTGATCAACAAAATTTAATTGCTGAATTAAGTCCAGGAGTTACATTTACTGCAGATTTAAATAAATTTTATCAATTAAATCAATTATTATTTAGTCATAGATGTTTAGTTAAACCTGACGATCTGTATGTTGCTATTTCGCATCAACAAATTTTAGATGCAATAGACCAATGGAATATTCAACAACCATTTACTGTATGGAATATAGATCACCATCATGATTGTGGTTATATGCCACCAGATGCGCCTGATGAACAACTATTTGGAAGTCTTGGGTGCGGTAATTGGGTGCCTTGGTTAATGAAAAATTTTCAATATTTTGAGCATTATAGATGGATTTGTAATTATAATTCAGATAAAGATATATTAAAATGCGCCCAACCTTTTGTACCAGATTTACTGTCTTCAAGTGATATTGGTATATTAGATAATATAACTTTTCAAAAAGTATTTATTTGTAAATCTCCAGGCTGGATTCCAAATCAATATCGTCCTCTTGTTGATAGTTTAATATATTCTTATCAAAATTTCGTAAATAAGGAATCATTATGATAAATATTTTAAGTATTGATATAGATTGGATAATGGAGCCATCAATTCAAATCTATAATTGGTTAATCAATGAGGATACAGAAACTGAACAATTTAATCTTGAAGTGAATGCCCCGGGCGTAGTGTTACCTCCAGATTTATATAAATTTTATCAACTTAACAAGATATTATTTACACCTAATTGTAAAGTTGATAAAGATAGTCTTGTAATTCAAAAATCACATAAGGGTATTGTTCGTGCAATTTCAAACTGGAAAATTAATGAGCCATATATCGTATGGAATGTGGATCATCACCATGATTGTGGATATACTGATAAAACAGGAAATGCTCGTCAAGCTTATTATAATGGTGCAACTTGTGGTAATTGGGCTGCATATTTAGCATTACATGATAAAAATTTAAAGCAATATTGTTGGATTGGTAATTTTAATTCTAATCATGATATAGATGAAGATATTAAAAAACAACTGCCGCAGTATCATTATTTTGAAAATATTAATGTATTATCAGAAATTAAATTTGATAAAATATTTATATGTCGTTCACCTGGATGGATGCCAGATAATGTTACTCCATTAGTTGATACATTAACTACTACATTTGAATCTTTTATAAAATTATGATATAATATATAGAGAATGAAAAGAAAGGAAATTGTTACGCATGGCTTACTTTAATGACCATAATCACACCATGTATAGCAACATCCGTCTGATTGACTCTATCAACAAACCAAAAGACCTAATTGACCGAGCAATTCAATTAGGTCTTTCTGGCATAGCGATTACAGATCATGAAGCGTTATGTTGTCACATTGAAGTGAATGAATATGCACAAAAGATTAAGGAAAAATATCCTGACTTCAAAGTGGCATTAGGAAATGAAATTTATCTTACTGAAACACGTGAACCGCGTCAAGTATATTATCATTTTATCTTAATTGCAAAAGATGAAATAGGTCATAAAGCACTTCGTATTTTGAGTTCAAAAGCATGGTATAATAAATATGAATGGTTCGGTGAAAGAGTACCTACTTTAAAAAGTGAACTTGCTGAAGTAATGAAAGAATATAAAGGTCATGTCATTGGAACTACTGCATGTATCGGTAGTGAAATTGGACATAATCTTTCAGCTTTATATGTAGCATCAAAAAGTCCACTTCTTCCGCAAGATAGTTATATTAAAAATGCTGATAAATATCTTAAATTTTGTATTGACGTATTTGGCGAAGATGATTTTTATATTGAATGTGCACCAGGAGAAAGCGAAGAACAGATCTTTGTGAATCAAAAGTTAGCAGAGTTCGCACAATTCTATAACTTGAAAATGGTACCCGGCACAGATAGTCATTATCTTGATAAAAACTTAAGATTTGCGCATAAGGCGTACCTAAACTCGAAAGATGGAGAACGAGAAGTAGATACGTTTTATGAGTATGCCTATTTAATGAGTGAACAAGAATGTCGTGAGCATCTTCGTAAATCTTTTGATGATGACTGGATCAATTGGATGTTTGAATGCTCAATCATGATGAAAAATAGCATCCAAGATTATAGCTTGTTAAAGAATCAACGGATTCCGCAAGTTAAAATTGATCCGCCTGCGCCAAATGCATGGTGGGGAGTAAATAATGATTTTGCTGATGAAATGAGTAAATGGCCTACAATTCAATCATTGTTCGTGTCAAAAGAGCCCCAAGAGCGTCAGTGGATCAATGATGTATGGGAGGCTCTAAATGAAAAGATTGGAAGATGGGCGGATTTAGAATCTGACGAATATATTAACAGAATAGAAACAGAAGCACAAGTTATTCGACATATTGGCGAACGTCTTGGGACTTGTCTGTTTGCTTACTTTAATACTTTTAAGCATTATATTGATTTATTTTGGGAGTGCGGCTCCATTGTTGGTCCTGGTCGGGGTTCTGCTACTGGTTTTCTTAGTAATTATCTTCTTGGTATCACCCAGTTGGATCCAATCAAGTGGGGATTACCATGGTGGAGATTCTTAAATATGGAACGTGCTGAATTGCCTGATATTGATATTGACTTAGCATCAAGTGTTCGTCCAGAAATCTTTGAAGCGATTCGTAAAGAACGTGGAGAGCTTGGTCTGGTACAGGTCGTTACATTCGGCACAGAAGCAACAAGAAGTGCAATTCAAACAGCTTGCCGTGGATATAGAAGTGATGAATATCCAAACGGTATTGATGTTGATGTCGCTAACTATATAACTTCATTAATCCCACAACCTCGTGGAATATTGTATTCCTTTGATGATTGTGTAAATGGTAATGAAGAAGCAGGCAAACGCCCAGTTCCAGCAGTAATGGCAGAAGTGGGTAAATATCCGGGTCTTGCAGATATTATCTTGAATATTGAAGGTATTGTTAAGTCAAGAGGTATTCATGCATCAGGTACAATTTTGTATGACCCAGAAACTTTGTATGACACAGCCGCAATTATGCGTGGTAAAGATGGAGATTTAACAACTTGTTATGATCTTCATATGGCTGAAGCTGCTGGTGATACAAAGTATGACTTCCTTGTAACAGAAGTTTGTGATAAGATTATTCAGTGTTATGAACTTCTGAAATCAAATAAAGAAATCCCAGATATGGATTTAAGAGCATTTTATGATAAATATCTTCATCCAGAGCATATTGATACAACAAATCCGCAAATCTGGGAGCACCTGGCCGCAGGTGATATCTTGGATGTATTCCAGTTTAACAGTGGTGTTGGATTGGCAATGGCCAAGATGATTAAAGCAACCAATCCTCTTGAAATGACCGCGGCAAATGCTATGATTCGATTAATGTCTGAATCTGGTGTTGAGAGTCAGCAAGAACGTTATATTAGAATTCGTGATGGTGGTATTAAACAATTTGATATTGAAATGCGCAGAAATGGTCTTCCAGAAAAAATGATCGCAGCAATGCATAAGTATTGTGATACATATTATGGCTGTTGTGCAATTCAAGAGCAGATGATGCAGATTTTAATGGATCCAGATATCGCAAAGTTTTCATTAAAAGATGCGAATGATGCAAGAAAGATTGTTGCGAAAAAACAACAGAAACGGATTCCTGAACTGCGAAAAAAGGTGTATGATGCAATTGGTCAGAATGCAGATTATATTTGGGAAGTTGCAGTTCGTCCTCAACTTGGATATGCATTTAGTTTGAACCACAGTTTGCCATATAGTTTTGTTGGTATTCAAACAATTATATTGGCAACACAATTTAACTCAGTCTATTGGAACTCTGCTTGTTTGATTGTCAATAGCGGTGCAGTTGATCCAGAAGAAAAAGGCCAAACTAACTATGGAAAAATTGCAAAAGCAGTTAATGATATTAAAGGTCGTGGAATTAAGGTTCTACCGATTGACATAAATATCTCACAATATGGATTCACACCAAATGCAGCAGATAATGCTATCATGTTCGGTATGAAAGGTTTGTTAAATGTTGGTGAAGATGTTATTGCACAAATCATTGCAAATCGTCCATATAAGAGTTTTGAAGATTTCTGTAATAAGACAAGATTGAGTAAGCAACCAATGATCTCATTAATTAAGTCTGGTGCATTTGATAAATTTGGTGAAAGAAAATCTATCATGGCAAAATATATATTCGCAACTTGTGACAAGAAGAAACGGATCACGTTGCAAAATATGAATGGTTTGATTCAGCGAAATATGATTCCGGATGAATTAAATGATCAGCGTAAAGTTTTTGAGTTCAATAGATATTTAAAAGATAAATGTAAACATGGAGATTTCTATGAGTTGGACAATCGTGCATTAAACTTTATTAATGGTCGATATGATGTTCCCATGGATAGTGATCTAAAATTAGATATTAAGACATGGGATAAGATTTATCAGAGTGAAATGGATAAAGTACGCGAATGGATGAAAGAAAATCAGAATGAAGTATTGTATAGATTGAATAAAGAAATCTTTATAGCCGATTGGGAAAAATATGCAAAAGGAAATTATTCCAGCTGGGAAATGGATGTTATGTGTTTCTATGATCATGAACATGAATTGGCTGGAGTAAATAAGACACGTTATGGATTAAGTGATTACAAAGTTCTTCCAGAAGAACCGGTTGTAGAAAGTTTATGGCGTGGTCGAATCCCGATTTATCGTTTGAATAGAATCTGCGGCACAGTAGTAGCAAAAGATAAAATGAAATCTACAATCACACTATTGGCAGCAGATAATAGTGTTGTAACAGTTAAGTTCAATAAAGAGTTCTTTGCAATGTTCGATCGACAGATCAGTCAGCGTCGAGCAGATGGAACAAAACAGATTGTAGAACGTTCTTGGTTCAAAAGAGGAAGTTTGTTGGTTGTAACTGGTATGCGCCGTGGCACTGAGTTTGTAAGCAAAAAGTACAGCGGTACCCCTGGTCATCAGATTTATAAAATTGATGAAGTATTTGCTAATGGTAGCATAACATTGAGAAGTGAAAGAGCGCAAGGAGAAAGCGAAGAAGATGTCTCGTAAGATTATAATATGCCTAGTCGGCAAGAGTGGAGCAGGTAAAGACAGTTTAGCATATTTACTTTCACATCATGCTGACTGGCATAATGTAGTCTCTTGCACAACTCGTCCTATGCGGGATTATGAGAAGGAAGGAGTTAATTACTTCTTCCTTACTCCGGACGAGTTCGCGCACAGAGTAATGAATGGTGATATGCTTGAGGCCACATATTTTAATGATTGGCATTATGGTACTATGAAGTCTGCTCTTGTAGATGGAATTAACGTTGGGGTATGGAATCCTGAAGGATATGATTGCTTGCGGGAAACCGTTAAGTTTGATAAGGATGTTATTCTCTTGCCTTATTATATTAAATGTAAAGATAAGACAAGATTATTAAGAAGTTTAAACAGAGAAAATGACCCAGATGTACATGAAATAGTTCGTCGCTATCAGGCCGATGAAGAAGATTTTGAATGGCTTGAAGATGATGATATACAAATTCTATGGAATGAAGATGAGAAAGATTTAATTAATTGTTTCCATCGTATACTAAATGATGTGCAGTTGGTCGAAAATGAATAATATATATAGTTTAGAAATCAAATATATTATACGCCTTAAAGAGGAGGTTTTATATTGATTACAAAACGCGATGGTCGAAAAGTAGAGTTCGATGGAAACAAGATCCGCGTAGCGATCGCTCGTGCATATTGGGATCCAGACTATGCACCAGAAAAGCCGTTCCCGCCATACGTGGAAGATATTGTTACATATATGGAAGAAGAGAACGAAGCTTATGATATTTCAGTTGAAGAAATCCAAGATAAAGTCGAAGAGTTCTTAATGAAATATGACCCAAAGACAGCTCGTAAATATGTTCGTTATCGTTATAAGAAAGAAGTAATTCGCGAACAACGTGATGATTTTTATCTTAGATTAAAAGATAAAATTGAGGCAACTAATGTTCAGAATCAGAACGCCAATGTTGATGAATATTCATTTGGTGGCCGTAAAGGAGAAACTGATTCTGCTATTATGAAAGAATATGCACTTAACTATTGTGTAAGCGACATGGCAAGAGAAAATCATGAAGGTAATATGGTTTATATTCATGATCTTGATGCATATGCGGTTGGTATGCACAATTGTTTAACTATTCCTTTTGATGATTTGCTCAAAAAAGGATTTAATACTCGCCAAACCGATGTTAGACCTGCCCGCAGTATCAATACTGCATTTCAGCTTATTGCTGTTATTTTCCAATTACAGAGTTTACAACAGTTTGGCGGTGTTAGCGCTAGTCACTTAGACTGGACCATGGTGCCATATGTGCGGCTTAGCTTTGCTAAACATTATCGTGATGGATGGCACTTCATAAATAATGCTCCTGCAGAAGATATTGATTATGAAATTGATAATATGATTATCAATGGAAAAGATTGGAGTATTACCGATCCAGAATGGAAAGCTTATGATGAACATGTGTGGGATTATGCTATGAAGATGACCGAACGTGAACTAAATCAAGCGGTTGAAGGAATGTATCATAATCTTAATACATTACAGTCTCGTAGTGGAAATCAACTTCCATTTACTTCTATTAATTATGGAACTTGTACTTTACCAGAAGGTAGAATGGTAATTAAAGCATTATTGGATGGTTCTATTAAGGGTGTTGGTAAACTTCATCGTACACCAATTTTCCCATGTGGAATTTTCCAATGCATGAAAGGAGTTAATCGTGCACCTGGAGATCCCAATTATGACCTTTTTAAACTCGCTTTAGAATCAACTGCAAGGCGGTTATACCCTAACTATGCCAATGTGGACTGGTCAGGAAATGCAGGATATGACCCTGATGAC